GTAGTCGAGCTTGTGCTTGATCTTCACCTGGCTGGATTCGCCGATCTGGCTGAAGTCCAGAGTGATCACCAGCTTGCCGACCTTGCCGTGATCCACGACGCCGGCGGCGACTTCAGAAAGGGCGTGGCCGATCTGGCTGGCGAACGCGCCGCCGTTCAGTTCTTCAAGGAACTCTGCGGTGTCTGTTGCGATTGGCATGGTGCTTTCTCCGATGGTGTTTTTATCCCACTGGCCGGCACCGCCAACCAGGTTTGTCGTTTGCGTTGTTGAACGCGGAAGCGCCTCAAGTCAGCTTCCCGCCTTGCGCAAGTTCGATGCTGTATCGCGCGGCGATCTGCTCGACCTGCGGAGTCGTCAGTTTTTCGCCCAGGGCGCGCAGCTTGTTCCGCACCTCGATAGGCGTTCGCCGGACGGTACCGAACTCGGTAACGATTGCGGCGAAGTCGCGAATCATCTTCGCCAGTTCGCCTTCCTTCTTGGTGAACTCTCGGCGCGCATCCTTGCGGCGGGTGATGGCCGAGTTCCACATGCTGATCGGCTTGGGCTGGGTTTCGCTTAGCCCGCACTGGCGAACCTGGCCGCCAGATGCAAGGAAGGCCGCTTTTGCGGCCTCGATGGGTGCTTGGCGTTCGTAGCCAAGCTGAATGAGTGTGTCCATATCAGGCACCGTTCAGATGGTGGTGAGGGGCAAAGGGGATGTCATCGTCGAAGCTGTCGAAGTCCGGCCCGTTCGTGCCTTGTTGATTTTGAGCTGGGCGGGCTGCGGCCTGTTGCCGGGACTGCTGCGGCCTGGCCTGCTGCACTGGTTGACTGGCCTGCTGCGGTGGTGAGCCGGCGAACTTGATCACGATGATCTTGCCGGTCAGCTTGAAACCCTCACCGCCACCAGTCTTGGCGTAGGTTTCGATGTGGGTATCGTCCATGGTGAAGTAGATCTGCTGCCCCTTGAGCAGGTAAGGCGCCATGGCCTCGGCCTGCTTACCCCAGAGAGTGGCGTCAACCCATTGGGTAGGTCGCTTGCCGTCGACCTTGCGGCCGTAGTCGCAGGCCAGCGCCAGATTGATCACGGCGTCACCGCCTGGGGTGTAGCGCAGCTCAGCGTCACGGCCAATTCGGCCGACGTCGGTAAGTGTTGGCATGGGATTTCCTTAAGCAGCGATGCCGAGCACGCGATTCATGCGCTCGTCGAGGATTTCGTAGAAGGTTTTGACCCGCTCACTCATCTTGCGAATCATCACTTCGTCGCGGTAGGCGCGTTTCACGAACAGCTTCATGCCTGGCCAGTAGCTGACGAAGTCGATCCACTCGCGATCTGAAACCCAAAGTCCGCCCTGGCACTGCGCGACGTGTTCTTTCGGGATATCACCGGAGAGGATCACTTCAACCTGAAACTTCGGCAGTTTGGTTTTTATCTCGCAGAGCCCGTCTTCGCCGATCAGTGAGTCAGGCGAGTAACCGATCCCATGGTTCAGGATGATCCCGACCTGATTCGTGGTGACGTCCACCTGAGACTGGTACAGGCCGCGAGCCACGCCTTCGTATTCGTGACCGCGCTCGGTGTGGCGATTGCCCTGGAACGGGTCGGCAGCCTCACCGGTGATGCGCTCACCGATCAGCGTGTTCATGTAAGTGAACGCGCCGGCGCCGAAACCGGCTTCGCCCTTACCGTTTACCAGCAGGCTATCCAACTCAGAGCAGGTGACGATGCCCAAGCGCAGATCCAGCCATTCTTGGGTGCCTTGCTCTACATTACTGATGATTTGCATCGTCCTTCCCCTCGGTTGTTTTGCTGTTTTGGGTTGCCGACTTGGTGAGCATTGCCAGTACCTGGTCAAACACTGCTTTCTCGACGGCGGTCGGTGTGCCGTGGATTCCGGCGAATGCGGCTTTCGCTTTCTCGCTGCACTTTTCCAGCAGCATGGCGATCTGCGCAGCTTGGGCGGACGTGACTCGCGGCGTTACTTGCGCGCCCGGCCCGTTACCGTCGTCGTCTTCACCAGTCGTGGTGATGTTCAGCAGCAGGCCCGCGGTGTACCGCTTGCCGTAACTGACGCTGGAGGCGACTGCCTGCACGCCGTTCTTGCTGCCGGATGCATCGACAGGCAAGACGATCGATGTCACTTCTCGATGCCCGGCGCGGTGGCTCAACACGCCTTCGACCTCGATGCCACGCTCGTTGCGAGGCGTCCGGAAGGTGATGGCAAAGCCATACTTGGCCATTACCGGCTTGATCATCTCGTTGACGTCTTCCCAGAGTGCGTAGGTGCTCTGGATGCGGCCGCTTTTGTCCTTGATGCCGCCGCGCTCACCGATTACCGGCATTTCTTCCTGCAACTGGGCCAGGGCGTCGTCATACTGCTGTTTTGCCTGCTGCGCCTGGAAACGTTCGTGCATCGCCATCAAGCGTTCCATCTTGTCGATGTCAGCGTCGGGGCTCATGGCCACCTGCTGAATGATCGACATGATCGTTGCTGACTCGGTTTGCATGGTCGGTAGGCGCTCGACCTTTTCTGTCACTGCAAGATTGCTCATGGCGACCTCAGTACTGAATGGATATGGCGGGGATTTTGCGTTGCGCAATCAGGGTGATTGCCTGCTTCGCGCATTCCTCGGTCATGCCACCGGTTACGAACGCTTCAAGCGCTTTCCGGTTGATAAACTTCTTGTGCTCGATATCAGCTTCGCGCAAAGCGGCTTGGCGAATGATCTCGTCGGCGGCGTCGTTCTGGCGCTTGATCTCGGCGAGGCGGGCATCTTCGGCTGCTTGTATGGCACGCTGTTCGGCAGCGATGCGCGCTTGCTCGGCGCGCTGTTCCGCCGCCAGACGGTTGGCTTCGGCCTGTTCGGCAGCCAGTTGTGCCTGTTCGGCCTGAAGCTTGAGCTGGCGACGCTGAAGTTCGGCTGCCGCCTCAGCGTCTGCTGCGTCCTTCTCAGCTGCGCGCTTGGCGTTGGCGGCGCTGTCGATCAACTCCTGCTCGCGGCGGGCAGCGGCTTCTCGTTCGGCCTGGGCACGCTGCTCGGCTTCACGCAGGGCTCGCTCTTCGGCTTCCAGGGCGATACGAGCCTCACGCTCTTGCTGTTCACGCAGTTCATCTTCAGCACGGCGGCGAGCCAGTTCTGCCTGATCGGCTTCGTATTGCTGGCGGGCGGTGAGGGCGGCGCGCAGAACACTCAGGGATTTGTCTTTGGCTCGGGCTGCTTCGGCTTCGAACTCTTCCCAGCTTTCGCCCAAGGAGATGGCTTCAAGCTGTGCGAGACGGTTGGCCAAATCCTCAGCAATGATTCCGTCCAGGTCGATGGCCAGCGCCTTGATCCGCTGGATTGCATCGTTGTGCTTATCAACCCGAGCATCTTCGGCGGCCTGCCATTCATTCAGCGGCCGGCGCACTTCTTCCTGCCAAGCTTCCAAGGTGTCCCGGACGCGCTTGCGCTCGGCGTCGATTTTCTTCGGCACTTCCTTCAGGTCAGCCACCAGCTTCTTGCCGACGTCGTCTAGAGCAGTCTTGGAGCGGGCGACTGCATAGGCCATCGAAGCGATCGCGTCGCGACCCTTACGGGTGCTGATGTCCGGCGTGAAGCCGTCGATCTTGGTCCGAATCTGCTGCAACCAAGGCTCAAGGCCTTTTTCCTTGCTATAGACGACGAGGGCTGTTTCTTGCGGCGGCACAACGGCCAATTCAGTAGTAGCGGACACGGGGAATCCTTGCCGCGATGCACGCAGCGTTTGAACGTAGGGAATGGGGTTACTGCGTGACGCGATCAGCGAGGGCGCTGAGCAACATCAGAAAGACGAGGGCGGAGATGGCGATTGCGCTGCCGCGCAAAAGGGCTGCACGTTTAGCGCGCTGGTATCTGGTCATTTCGGCATATCCGGAATAGGAAACCAGTGGGTAATCCGTGTGTGGCAAGTGTCGCCGTCGATGTATTCCCACGGCTTTTGATCACGGTTCCTTCGAATCGCCATAAATGGAGGATAGCTTGTCTTTCCGACCCGGCAGACAAGGACTGTCTTGTTCGGCGGCGGCAGGCCGTCCTCTACATTGACCCAGCCGCTCACGGCCGAACCCTCACCGCTATCCGTCCACCTTTCATGGTTGCCGCCAGGCGCTTCGGCAAGCTGGCGACCAGAGCCTCGCGGGACTTGCCGATCACTTCGTTGAACGGGAGGCCGAATCCGAGCAGGACCAGCTTCGATTCAATCTCATCGAGCTGCTCATCGATCAGCGTTTTAACCGGTGCAGTACTCATGGGGTGGTCCTTTTCAGGAAGTCATTGCGCTCGCAGAACTTTGCGTCAAGCGCATCACGCAAACGGTTTGCCGTGGCGCGATCGATAAGCTCGGCGACTTCGGCCAACTCGATCATGCCCATCACAAACGTTCGGTCCGGCACCGGACTGAAAGAGCGCGAAAGTCTCGCGATCTCGAACTCAATTCCGGCTATAGCTTTCTGGGTGCTCACAGCTCGTTGTCCTCGGACTGAGCGATCAGAGCTTCATCGGCCAGCGGCTCAAGTAGCGCCTCGGCGATTTCGCCAAGCTTGCCCAGTGGGTGATCGCTGGGGCCCAGCAGTTCGGCTGTAGCGGTCTTGTCGGCCTGTCCTCGCTCGGCGGTGATGATCAGCCAGCCAAGCGCAGAGGTCTGAACCTTGCAATCAGCAAGGCGGTTATTGACGTACTCATCAACCGCCAGGGCGAATTGATCGGCGGTCACGCCATCTGGCTTGCGCATGCGGCGCTGAATGGTTACGCCAGAGCCTCGCAGTAGGTCCTCGGCGGCGTTGTAGAGCCATTCAGAGCGGGCTGTATTCGGCGGGCTATCGCTCACTGGAGGCGGCTTGCGGTGGTGGTGTTTAAGCTGCGAACTACGCGGGGTGTTCATGATCGCCTCCAGATGGGCGAGGTGGAGTAGGGCGAGGGCCGCCCGCATCCTTTTTAAACATATTGACCGCAGCTAATGCGGCGGGATCCTTCGGCCATGCGGGCCTTTCGTCAACAAAACCCGGCTGCACTCATCCGGTCCGCTGGTTGCCGTTGGGCGCGGAGGGGAGTACATGCGGGTTTGGTCGGGAAGGGTGCCCAGGCCCGCTACTGGCGTCGACCTGGGTTTGCAGCATCAAGTTGTCTTCGTGCGCTGGGGTGGCCTACCGGAATTCCGGCCGATGCGCGGTGACATCGACGACCTACTGTCCGCTGCCTGTATGGGTGTAGGGCGCAGCCTTCAGGTTTGCTGCGCCTCGCAGGTGAATCGGTGATCTACTTCATGGCGCAATCTCCTATTGCTCGCTCACTGGGCAGGCAGTGGCCACCTATCGAAGCTGCATTGGAATGTCGGTCCTGACTGTGATGATTGGCTACGTCCGGGTAATCGCATTGCCCGCCAATCCAGATCAGCTTTTTTCATGACCCGCCGACATTCCGATGCAGCCTCTTTCGAGGTGATCGGTCCGATTACGCTGTCCGGCTCCAGCGCTGACGTCGCGATAAACGACCTGGCCAACTGGACGAGGTGTTGCAGATGGCCGGAGCTGATCCCGGCATGAAGTACTGAGTTCGTCATGTCACTGTTC